CACACAGCCGGGGATTCGGTCTATACGCAGAACCTTCCCTGCGTGACCGTGTGGCCTACACCGGACGATTCCCAGACATACACTCTTGTGTACTGGCGCATGCGCCGTATTGACGATGCTGGCGGCGGTGTGAACACGATGGACGTACCTTTTCGCTTTTTGAATTGCTTGGTGGCAGGCTTGGCCTACTACTTGGCGCTCAAAGTTCCCAACGCTATGGAACGGTTGGAAGTGCTTAAAGCCCAATACGACGAAGCGTGGGAGTTAGCAGCCACCGAAGACCGTGAGACAGCAGCGCTGCGGTTTGTGCCGCGTCAGACGTACATCTAATGGCAAACAGGTTTGCTTCCGGCAAGAAAGCAATTGCTATCTGCGACAGGTGCGGACAGCAGTTTAAGCTCGTCGAGCTGCGCAAGGAAATCATCAAGACCAAGACGTACAACTTGCTGGTGTGCAAGAGCTGTTGGGACCCTGACCAGCCCCAGTTGCAGCTTGGAATGTACCCAGTTGATGACCCGCAAGCCCTTCGCAACCCGCGCCGCGATTCAACGTACTACACTGCGGGCCCCATGACTGACGGCTACAATAGCGGCGGTAGCAGGGACATCCAGTGGGGCTGGAGTCCGGTTGGTGGAGCGGGCAGCACAGATATAGGTTTGACTCCCAATTACTTGGTCGGAACCACAAGTGTTGGCACGGTAACAGTAACGGTTTCATAGGAGTTCATGATGGATACAAAGACAGTTAAACGCATTGCCGACACCGAGGCCAAAAAGATGGTCAAGGGGCACGAGTCGCGTATGCATGCCAAGGGCATGAAAAAAGGTGGCCCAACCTCCGAAGACCGGATGCGCGTTGGTCGCAACCTGTCCCGTGCAGCCAACCAGAAAACGGGGTAAATCATGGCATACAGTATGAAAAGCGGTGGTAAAGAAATTGGCCCCGCCAGCGTTTACGCTGAGCCCCACACAATGGACGGGAAGAAGATGAAGCTTTCTGCCAGCCCCGGCAAAGAGCCCAACAAGAGCAAGCTGGACAGTTTGGATGTCAGCCTTGGCGGATTGAGCAAATCTGCTGGTGACGAGGGTGTTAAAACTGACGGCATCAAGGTGCGCGGTACAGGCGCGGCTACCAAAGGACTGATGGCACGAGGCCCGATGGCATGAACTATTCTGAGCTTGTATCGGCGATACAGACCTACACGGAGAACAACTTTCCGGCGATTACACTCGCGGATGGGTCTACGGTCTCGTCTACAACTCAGATTAACCGCTTTATTCAGCAAGCGGAGCAGCGCATCTATAACTCAGTACAGTTCCCCTCGCTGCGTAAAAACGTGACGGGCACGGTTACGTCTGGTAACAAGTACTTGTCTTGTCCGGATGACTTCCTTGCTTCGTACTCCTTGGCTATCTTCTCTGGTTCCGGCCCGTACACATTCCTACTAAACAAGGATGTGAACTTCATGCGCGAGGCGTACCCCACGCCGACCGACACGGGAACCCCTAAGTACTACGCACTGTTTGGCCCGACTGTTTCGGGCTCGACTATCAGCAACGAGCTTTCGTTCATCCTCGGGCCTACGCCTGACGCTACTTACTCTGCTGAGCTGCACTACTACTATTACCCCGAGTCCATCACCACGGCATCGACTACTTGGCTGGGCGACAACTTTGACACCGTGCTGCTGTATGGGGCATTGATTGAAGCTTATACCTTTATGAAGGGTGAATCCGACATGATTGGGCTGTATGAGGGCAAGTACAAAGAAGCCCTTGCACTAGCTAAACGTCTGGGTGATGGTCTGGAGCGTGGCGATGCATACCGTGATGGCCAGACCAAGCTGAGGATAACGACGTGAGCATTGTTCAAACGCAGACCACCAGCTTCAAGAAGGAGCTGTATCAGGCTGTCCATAACCTGTCCACGGATACCCTCAAGATTGCCTTGTACACCGGCAATGCTAACTTGAATGCGGACACGACTGTATATACCACCTCCAACGAAGTGGTGGCATCGGGCTACACGGCGGGCGGCAACACACTGACTGGGGTGGCTATCAGCTCTTCAGACTACACGGCCTATGTAAACTGGGCGAACACGTCTTGGACGGCTGCAATTACGGCCCGGTGCGCTTTGATTTACAACGTGACGCAAGGCAACAAGTCCATCGCAGTCATTGATTTTGGCGCGGACAAAACTTCGACCACCACGTTTACAATCACGATGCCCGCTAACACTTCCACCACTGCACTTATCAGGAGTTCAAATTGATTGTCACTACGACCAAAGGCGACATGGACGATTCCCTGTTGGAGCACCGCTCTGGCGAAGTTGACAACGACAACGAGTTGACTGTGTGGACTGAGTATTGGCTGGACGGTGAGCTTGTGCATCGTTCGGCACATGTGACACTGAAACAAATGCCCAGCTTTGCTGGCGGCGAAACCGCAACCTTTTAAGGATATATCGTGGCAAACACCCAATCAATGTGTACTTCGTTCCTCGGTGAACTAATGCTGGGCCAACATCAGCTTGGCACTTCTACTATTGTGTCTCGCGGCAGCTTGACTTCCCCCACTACAGATACGCTTAAAGCAGCTCTGTACCTTGCTTCTGCGACTATCAATGCAGCCACTACGGCTTATACGGCTACTGGTGAAGTAACCGGCACGAACTACACGGCGGGTGGCGTTACGGTTACCAATGCAACTGCACCCACGTCTACCAACTCGTCATCTACTGCTGGTGTGGGGTATTGGACTCCTTCTGCCAGTTTGGTGTACACGACAGTGACCCTGAGCACCGCGTTTGACACAGTGTTGATTTACAACTCCACCCAGAGCAACAAAGCAATCAGCGTTCACACGTTCTCTTCGCAGACCATCACTGCCGGAACCTTGACGTTGACAATGCCGTCCAACACCACGACGACTGCATTGCTGCGTTTGGCTACAACCTAATAGCGGGGCGCGGCTATACGCCGTGTAAACCATGTTTGGTATAAACCCGTTTTCCGCTGCGCCGTTTGGAGCCACGGCTGCGGGCGGGTTGTCTGGCGTTCAAGCTACAGGTAACACCGGAACTGTCGGTGTAAGTTGCACCATTGCCCTGACAGGGGTCAGCGCGGAAGCCCAAGTCAACTACGCATGGGGTACAGGGGCTTGGAGTGACTACGGGTGGGGCGGTGTATCCCCAAATCTTGGCGTAAGCATCTCCTATGACCGGTCAATAACCGGCGTATCCGCCGCTGGCCTAGTAGGTTCAGTAGCATCCGTAAACAAGTCTTTTGCCCTTTCTGGGGTTCAAGCTGCTGGCTTAGTCAACACAGTAACGCCCAGCACCACATTAACCCTTACCGGAGTCCAAGCTGCTGGTCTAACTGGAACGGTAGCAACAAGCAGAACGCTTGCTCTGAATGGTGTCGTAGCCTCTGGCCTTGTTGGCACGGTTACATATAACGCTTCGCTGGCCCTCACGGGCGTGCAAGCTGCGGGGCTGGTAAATACCGTAAACACCGATAAATCTTTTGCGCTTTCTGGTGTAACTGCAAGCGGTCTTACAGGCTCAGTTGCCTATAACCTGACGCTGGCGCTTTCCGGTGTATCTGCTTCAGGTCTAGTTGGCTCAGAGTCCCCTGCGGTAAGTATCCCACTGACAGGAGTCCAAGCTTCTGGCCTTACCGATATAGTTGCGACAAGCCGTTCTTTGGCATTGTCTGGGCGGTCTGCTACCGGTTCTGTAGGTTCTGTCACCACAAACCGCTCTTTGGCGCTGTCTGGAAGGTCTGCTACAGGAGAAGTAGGTTCCGTCAGCTTTAATAAGAGCCTTGCCCTGACCGGCATTGAAGCTGCGGGTGGTGTGGGGACAGTGGTTCCACCTCTTAATATCAACACGGTATCGGCAGAAGGTCAGGTTGGCAGCGTTGGGTTTGGCATCACCGTGGCGCTGTCCGGTGTTTCCGCTTCGGGTTACGTGGGTTCGCTTCGACTGCTGTGGGAACTTATTGACGATAGCCAAACAGCAAACTGGCAGAATATTAACGATGCGCAGACCGCAGCTTGGGCGGTGATTGATAATGCGCAGGCTTCAAGCTGGAGTAGTGTGAGTACCAACCAAACACCGGGCTGGGGTACAATCGACAACGCGCAAACCGACCAGTGGGAATTGGTCGAAACGACATAGGGTTATAAATGGCACTTGTTTTAGCCGACCGCGTACAGGTAACAGCGACAGCCAACACGACTGTCAGCTTCACGTTAGGTTCGACCTCTACCGGCTACCAGAGCTTTGCCGTGATTGGGAATGGCAACACCACGTACTATTCCGCGACGGATGGAACCAACTGGGAAGTAGGCATCGGTACATACGCCACCTCCGGTCCAACCCTGACCCGCACCACAATCATTTCTTCCAGCAACAGCAACAACGCAGTCAGCACATTCGGGGGGACCGTTACAGTGTTTTGTGACTTACCGTCAGGCCGTGCCGACACCCTTGGCAGGGCGCTTGTAATGAGTATGGTATTTGGAATCTAAAGGAATAGCATGGCAAACCCGAATATGGTCAATGTGTCCTCCATCCTTGGAGCGACTACTTACCTTGTACCGACAACTACAACTGCAACCACTTGGACTGCGTTAACTCCGTCTGCTGGAACCGTCAATAAGATAGATACCATGATGGCTACCAATGTCACGGCATCCGCTGCAACTATTACTGTGTCTATCAATAGTGCAATTAGTGGTGGCGGTACAGCGTACCGACTTACGTACCAAACAAGCGTACCGGGTAATTCCTCTTTAATGGTGGTAGACAAAACTACCATGATTTATGTTGGCGAGGCTCAGTCCATCGTGGTGACATCTGGAACCACTAACGCCATTGAGATGGTTGCTACCTACGAGGCTATCAGTTAATGAATCGGTTTAAGGGTTCCATTCGGTCTGCAACGGCTGCTGCTACCAGCAGTTCTGCGGCTGTTGGCATTTGGACTCAAACAGAAGCTATGCAGGCTCGTCAGGCAGGAACTTGGCCTTTGTTTTCTGCTATAACTCCAAATGTTGAATATTTGGTTGTCGGCGGCGGTGGTGGTGGTGGTGGTTATTTAGGCGGCGGCGGTGGCGCTGGAGGCTATCGAACAGCAACAGGTTTTGCGGTGTCAGCTGGGTCGGCAATAACCGTGACGGTCGGCGGTGGCGGCGCTGCTGGAACCACAAACAGTTCTAGCGGTTTGCAAGGTAGTTCTTCAGTTTTCAGCACTATTACATCAGCAGGCGGTGGTGGCGGTGGTGTTGGCGGCGGTGGAACAGGAGCAGCGCCTACTACGGGCGGTTCGGGCGGTGGTGGTTCATCATCTTCTTTTCTTACTGGCGCGGCGGGCAACACTCCATCAGTTAGCCCGGCACAAGGATTTGCTGGGGGTAGTTCACCCGGCGCGTCTGGGGCATATACATCCGGTGGTGGTGGCGGTTCTTCAGCAGTAGGTCAAACTCCAGCATCAACTACCTCAGCGGGCGGTAATGGTGGTGCTGGAACATCTAATTCCATTTCTGGTTCAGCCGTAATTTATGCAGTTGGAGGCGGCGGCGCATCTTCTGCCGCGGCTGGTGGTGGTGTTGGCTCCGCAGATGGAGGCGGTCATGGTGGAGCCTATAACACTGGTGGTAGCGGAGCGTACATTAGTGGGACAACTGCTGGAACAGCTAACACGGGTAACGGCGGTGGTGCTGGAGGATGGGGTACTAGCGGCGGGTCTAATACTGGTATTGGCGGCAAAGGAATAGTCATTATTCGTTATGCTGACACATATGCGCTTGCTACTAGCACTACAGGTTCTCCCACAATAACTACTGCTGGTGGTTATCGTGTTTATGTATGGACTGGCGATGGTTCAATTACGTTCTAATCATGGCACATTTTGCAAAACTTGATGAAAACAACGTAGTGCTGGAAGTGCATTCCGTTCACAACAATGAGTTGTTAATTAACGGCGTTGAAGTGGAGGCAATGGGGATTGTGTTCCTTGTCAACTGGTCTGGTGGATATACCAACTGGAAGCAGACTTCCTACAATGGGAATTTTCGCAAGAATTACGCGGGTATCGGTTATACCTATGATGCTCAACGGGATGCGTTTATACCGCCAAAGCCGTACAATAGCTGGACTCTGAATGAAGACACCTGTTTGTGGCAAGCGCCTGTAGCGCATCCTGTGGACGATAATATGTACGAATGGGATGAAGAGTCC